GACGACTTGACCTTTTTGGATAACTGGGTTTTTCATAATTAATCTCTCTCTCAATTCAAAGTACAGTAGTATTATACGAAAAAAGTTGACCGAAGTCAACTCTTATTTTGAAAAAAAGTATTATTTTTTAGATTAATTTGTTATATCGATATAACGTTTTTCTTTAACGTGTCTCAACATATCAATCTTCCATTCACCACCTGTGTAGTGGCAGAACTTTGCTTTCTTAAAGAACTCTTCTTCTGTCGCATAGTGTGGACTATCATTCCATGTTTGGTCGATTGTCACCAAGTCAAAGTCGTGCTTCATTAACTGACCTGATATAAACGGTTGGTCATTCATAACAGACATATGTTCTTGCGGACCTTCATAGTACCAGTCTTTCCAATCCATAAAGACTTCACGCGCACGTAGACGTGCTTCACGAGTCCATACAACAACACCAGTGTTTAGTATTGTTAGTTTAGAAGGTCTGTTTGGTGGCATGACAGGTACAATAGGTACACCATGTGCACGAAACTTTCTCATGAAACTTTCATACGTTGCTTGTTTATAATCCCATGAGTTATAACCACCACCTGATTCTGTAACGTAATCAGATTCGAGTACGCCAAACACTTCACCGTCTTCGCACTCATCAAAGATATTATCTTTAGTGTTGACAATGATATCTGTGTCTGCAAATAACACTTTGTCATACTGGTCAAACATAGGGTCATAGATGACTCGAAGACATTCAAACAACAATGCCGTCGGGTCATCAACACCAGCACAATGTACCATTTCATCTGAATAGTGATAATCAGCACCAATCAATTCTGCATACTCTTGGAATGATACACTTGATTCGTGTGCACACTCAAGATACAGTTCACTACGCTTACGACCTTGAATAGGTCCGCGTTCGTCGTCAATGCGTTTATTAACGACCATGTACTGAAATATCGCGTTCTTCATTAAATATTCTCTAAACGTTCCATTAATCGATTTGCACGTGCGCCTACTTGACGTGCCCATAGTGAATCTAAACCTTCTGGTGCCGCACCTGCCCAGTCTCGTTCTGCTAACTTCTTATTAAAGTTTTTGAACTTAGATAAACGTGGTCGCCCTAGATTGAATAACATGTTTACTACTACTTCTTGTACTTCTGGAGGAAAAGTCTCGTAGTCCTCTCCGTATAGTACAATACACTCTGTAATAGCAGTGTCAAGGTCTTTCTCAAAACACTCTTTAACACGTTCTTCAGTTACTGGCGTACCGACTGGTTGACCATGTTCTGGATCAGACTCAAGTACTAAGTGCCCAACACCAAATGTTGGATACCCTAGATGGTCTTCGTAGATTTCATAGACAACACCTTCGTCTATCTTTAGTTGTTCGTAAACTGCTTCTCTGGATTCTCTGTTCATTTCTTATTGCCCTTCATTAACATTTCTTTCGTCATTATATAGTCACGCACGAAGTCCGAGCGTACAATATCTGACCAAGTGAATTCGGTTATTGTAAACCTATTTAGATGTTCAAGTATCTGCATAAACTGTAAGATACCTTCTCGGTCGCTGTTCTTGACTAGGTCTGACTGATAATAGTCACCGCACAAGATTACACGACAATTGTTACCTACACGTGTAATGATACTGTCTAGTTCATGGAAGTTTAGATTCTGCATCTCGTCCACGATTAGAATAGTATCATCAAATGTTAGTCCACGAATGTGAGATGTAGAAACAAACTCAACTTTATCTTGACTGACTAACTTTGGATATGCAAGTGGATCTTCAAATAGATTACTGCATATCTGTTTGTATGGGATAGTGTATGCTTCCATCTTTTCTTCAAGTGTGCCAGGCAAGAAACCAATCTCTTTAGTTGGTACTGCTGAACGACAAATGAGTACTTTGTTCTGTGATACATTATCACCAAGTACTTCTTCAAGTGCCAAGTATAACGCACAAAACGTTTTACCTGAACCTGCTGAACCACTTAGTACAAGATTATTACCATCGTCCCATGACTTGAACACTTCTTGTTGGTTGTCAGTCATAGGTTCGATTTCACGCATATGGTGCAATTTTAGATTCATATGGGAGTTATCACTTTGTTTTGATAGTGTTAGATTCGCCAGCACCTTTCTTAATACGATTGAGTTGGTCGTTCCAACCATCTCCTGCCATACTAAGTGCTGATTTACTTCCTGATACTAAACTTGGTGCAGAACCGATATAAGATTCCCATTCAGGATTCTCTTCTCGCCATGCATCACGTTCAGATAGTTTTTGAAATTTCTCAATCACTTCACCAGTTACATTGTGTTTATATTGATATGTTGGCATAATATTTACATCCTCTAAAAATACGACGGGGAACCGAAGTCCCCCGAAGAGATACGGATCACCTACCTTATGTCAATTGTTCTTCGATTGTTTGGTCGAGATATGCTTGTTTCTTTGAAAGTTTATAAACCAAGTCATCTCTACCTTTCTTCTTCATGCGTTGGATATAATATCCTAACTCATTTCTGTCTTTCTTCAATCTGTCTAACTGTATTTTTGACATAAAATTCCTCTTGTTATTAAAAGAATAGGGTTACGTTTTTATTAGATTAGGGAACGCCTCCTGTACTAGTTTTTTGGTTAAGAACTTGACGGGCGACTTTTTCGCAACCATCGCTAAAACTAATTCGGCATCTTGAGGATGAATCGACTCAAGAAGACGGATAAACATTGTTTCGCGTTTTATCTTATTCAATCTGTCGCCAGGACCACCTTTCACAAAGTAACCAAACTTCTTGTGTTCACGAAGTAAGTTAGATGGTGTGGATTCTGGTTTATTAGGAGTGTAAGGCGGTGTGCCTTCGGGTAGCGTAAACTGTAACGCGTCATCGAATGTGCCACGTAATATGTCAGTAAGTGCAGGAACTTTACTATAGGTATTCAACACCTCTAGTCGTCCCTTTTTGGTTGTTTGTTTAGAAAATTCATTGAAAATTTCAAATACATCTTTTTTGATTGTATGTGCCATTTCTTCACCTATAGTAGTATATATCATTTTTTGGTCTTTGATACGTTATCTATATCAAAAATAATTAATAAAAAAAGACCCTCAAACGAGGGTCGCTGTTTTACTTTGCAGGTAAAACTTCAATGTCGATGTAGTGACTGCAATGGAAGTAATCTGTCATTGCGTCGCTCTCGTCGAAGTAATCTTCTCCGTACATTGCTTGTCTCAACTTAACTAACATCTCAACAACTTCTGGTTTGTCTGCGTAGTTCTTCTCTACCCAGTAATGGTTGATGCCTAAACCGTACTGACGTTCAAAATCATTCTCGAAAAAGTCTTCAAACATACCCGCAACATCACGAATCTTCAACTTCAAAGTGCTGTAATGTTGAACACTCAAAGTACCTTTCTGACCGAACTCTTTCAAAATCTTACGGATTGCAGGAGCACGTTCGTTCTTACGTTCTTTGTTCATAAATGCCATAATAAAAATCTCTCTTCAAAGTTAAAAACTGTGGGGTCATCCCCAACTCACAAAACCATTATATCAAACCTGAAAAAATAGTCAACACTTATTTTGAAAATAATTAAGTTTTTTTAGAACTCTTTCGTCTAGTCTTAGTCTTTTTTGGAATAACAAAAGTCCAAGTATCGTAGTCGTGTTTGTTGCACCAGTGATTGGCAATCTTTGATATCTCGTCGAACGTTCCTTCGACTTCGCCCATATCTAATGGTTCTCGTGCTGTGTGTGATATATCAAGTAGTTTGATAATATACTTACCTGTTTCTTTTGCCATTAGTCAACTTCCCATGGTTCCACTTCATAGTTTTCTAAGTTGTTTTGTTCTGCGTGTTGCTCTGCCGCTTCTTCAGTCGCAAACGGAACCATTAACATCTGTCCTTCGACCCACAAGTAATAAACATAATCTTTCATAACGTCTCTCCTCTCAAGTAGACAAGCATTATCTCATTATAGAAACAAGAAGTCAAGACTTTTTTTATATTATTTTTTTATTTTCTGACAAGTGATTAGCATGTATCTTACATCCTATAAATGCGTTGTAGTATTTGTCATCCAAGAGTACGTCATACTCAAACTGTAGTTTTGCTTCATAGTAAGAACAGTCGCCTTTGGTTGCGCATAGACGTAGTATCTCACGATGATAGGCACGTTCGCCTTTCTGTTCTTTGAGTAGTTTGAGTTGTTCGTTAGAACCATAGTACTTCTTCCAATCAGACTGTACTTTGGTTTTGACTTTGCGTTTACGAGTTTTCGTAACAGGGAGGGTTTTTGGTTTCCAGAAAAACTTCTTACCGATGTACATCTTGCCTGTGTCTATCT